CATATAAATTTTTTTCCTTTATTCCAAGGTATTATACCCAACCGGGCTTTACTCATTTTTTGCTTAGATTCTTCTGAATGCTTTTTTCCTTTAATCCAAGGAATTTGTCCCTTATGGCCTATACTAACATTATGTATTCGTTCTTCAGTAAATGATTTACCTGTCAAAGCTAAAGCAATTTTTATTTTTGTTTCTTGAGAAATTTTTTTACCAATTCTATTTAAACTCATTTTTGTTTTTGTTGTTTCTGATAAAATTCTTCCTTTTGTAGACCCTCCATCTCCAACTTCTTCTTTAAGATTTGCCCATTCTTTAGATTTGACTATATTCCAATGATTGGACCAGAACTGTCCTGCAACCTTTAAATCATCTAAAGTATCAAATGCACCTATAATTTCAGTTGTTATATCATTTCCATATTGTTTTAAATATCTTCTCCAATAAGTTCCTGAACCCAAATAATCATATGGATTTCTATTTGTTTGGCCTAGATATTTCAATCCATTTTTATGAGTTTTTACATACAAACAAAAAATCATAACCACTCCAGGTTAGCAACACAGTGTTTGTATCCATCGGGGATTTTCTTTACTAAGTCATCCGTCGCACTTTTGTTCACTAACGAAAAATGTAAAGCCCACTTGGTATGACAGTTCTGTGCCTGATAAGTATGAAAGTATGGACCAGCCACCTTGACTAAAGCCTGATAGTTCATTGAGTAGGTTGATCCACACTTAGCCGACCATACCGACGCCATCTTATTTTCAAACAAAAGATGATGCGGAGCAAAGCCGTCCAAAGCAATCACTCGAAAGTTCTTTATTCCTTTTCGAAAGGCTCTTAATCCAATCTCATTAGAAATAGCACATCCTGAAGAATGACCAGCAATAACTACAGAACTGTTCTCATATGAACCTAGTTTTTGGACAAGAGTATCAAGTCTATCTCCAAATCCTTCGACTGCTCCTTCATAACTTGCTGAAGCACCAACAGGATAAGAAAAGGCTGTGACATATGGAATAACATTCTGATGATCAGCCGACGCCTTCCAGAGGTTCATATCTGAAAGGGAAGCCTTATATCCTCCAAAAAACCAAAGAACCTCTTCTGTCATGGTATGTTTGGATACCTTTCAATATATTCCTGCTCAAGAATTTCAACTAGTTCAGCAAGATCATCTTGAATTTTCCACACGTAATCATTACAACGATCCCAATCTGAAAGATGAACCAAGGCATCATCAGCTTTCTCTCGAATATTGAGAAGTAAGTTCCGTTTAACTTGCTCCATTTTATTTTCCTCTAGAGGATACATCTCAAGTAAAGCATCACGAATTTTTATAGCTTCTTCTCTAGTACAAGTTTTTCTACTTCCTGATGTACGCACCAAACTTATCGTGAACTCATCATACTCGTCATCCTTAATCAGTTCAAACTCTGGTGGATTACTAATAACTATTCTATTCATCATATTCTTCCTCAAGATGTTCATGCCACTTAAACAGTTCATCTCTCAATGCTTGAATTTCTTCCATCTTATCAGGATATGGAGGAAAAACAGTCACCCTTCCATCACTATTTGTTGCACAATAATGATCTAAAGCAAACAACAAATAGTGAGCTTCAACCGGACTAACTTTCAACCAGGATTTCATGATTTAATTCACCCAAACATTTAACCATTTTCAGATCAAATTTAGTAAAACCATATTGTTGTAATGCTATTGTAAGCATATCTTTTAATTTTTGGTTTTTATCTGGAAACTGGTTCCAAAAGTCGTCATTATCCTCTTGAATAATAAGGTTTACTTCAAATTTATGAGTCATACAAAGTCCTCATGGGTGTTTACATTCACTTTTTGGAAGGTTTGCTACAATCCCCCCAATTAAAAATCCAGGCCACACAGCAATAACTTGAACCATTTTAGACACATCGAATATATCGTTTGGGCATTGACGTTGCGTCACTCCTGCTCCTACACCAATAACTATACATCCTATAATCCAGTAAATCAATAACGCTTTCATCGAAGGAACCCAAAAAGTTTAAACACAGGAGCCGCTGTAAATGCAACTGGTTCAGAAGCTTCTTCTTGGGCACGGGCATCATGAGTTGCCATAATATACAGAACGGCACGCTCCTTCCAGTCTTTGAAAATTTCTTCAACAGGTCGGTTATATTTTGGATTGTCATGTTCAGCATACTTCATGACCAGTTCTTCAACACGTTTCCAGTTAGGAGTTGTGTAGCAGTACTGTTCAATTTCATAATATTCTCTGCCACGAAGGAAGCCATAAGCAATGTTAGCTACTCTGGACTCATTTCGAACAACAGTCACCCGATGTTCATGAAGACCGGCACGGACCTTATCATGATACTCAGCAACACGTTCACCATAACCATTAGCGATGGCATGATCCCGCTGACGATGACGGTAGTTCTGTTCTTTACGGATTATTTTCGCCTCGGCGGCAAGTGACAATACTTTTACTCTTAGATAGTTCTTCATTTTCTTTCTCTCTCGTTAGATTTCAGTTTAAGTGTTAAATTTCCATAATGTATGAGAGATTTATGGAGGATGGAATCTAGCTGTAAGTTGTCATTGTTGTTCCTGCTTTATATCTTGGTGCGACCGATGGGAGTCGGACCCACTAGCCTGAGATTTAGAGTTCTCGGTCACCTCCACAGGTGATTCAGCCGCCTTGGTAATATTTAGTGCTTCTTCATCTAACTCTTTATAAAGTTTTAGTGTCTTATATACATCAAAAACATAATTACCAACAGCACCTCGATAACCCAAAAGATAAACAATTTTTTCGGCTCTCTGAACTAAATCATCATTTGCATAAAGCATTACCTCGTTTGGATACCTTTCCGGTTCCTTAGTAGGAGGTATACCTTTTGTTTTGCTGAAAAAAAATATCATGATATACCTAGTTGTTTTCGAGATACTCTTGTACCAATGTAAGAATTGTAAAACCGATCAGGATGAAAAAGAACGTCATTATCCATCTGATATTTTAGTTCGAAATAGTTTGCCTCTGATAGTCGTCTACAAAATCTAAGAATTTCTCGTAAAAATTTGTCTTCTCCAAGCCGTTTAATATCCTCTTTAAGGTTATCGTTACTTCCCCAATAGTCTTTCCAGTCCGACTCTTTGATAATTTTGATTCTATTTTTACGTCGCACAGATCGTTTGTGATGGATGAAATGTAGACGTTTCTTTCCAAAGTAAACCCTGTTGTCTTCGAGGTTTGTGATTCGATAAACGAAGGATGTATAGTCGGTAAGAAACCTCTCAGTTCCGTCAATATTTTTTCCATCATAAATCCAGTTCATAAACTCTATTTAGATATGATACAATCGATCTATCCAGGCATAAAGAAACAGACCTATAGCAACAAACAATAAAACCCAACCAATCCAATAATTTTCGGGATTGTTTCTTTTTATATCATGTAGTCCACGACCTGATAAAGCCATAAAACATACAAAAGAAAGAAACATTGCTGTTGACCAAAACGTTTCCATCAATAAACATCCCCGTTTTCTTTGATCTTTTCATCCTCATAAGGTGCAGCCAGTCTTCGATACATTTCCAACTTCACACACTCAAGGACGCCAATAACTTCATTAATTGCTCCATATGTTACCGAACCACCCTGATCCAAATAATCAAGACAATTTGTAGTAATCCAGAAGTTCAACTCACCTGAAGTACCTACTAGTTTGATACCTTTTTCATAAATATCTTTGCGTTTACGATCAACTATGTAAGGCATCATCGTCTCCTAAAACTGGTATTTCTTCTAATTTTTTTACATGGTCTTTAATATAGTTGATTGTTGCCTCTTTGTCAATAACCCACTGCGACTTTCTGAACCAGCCACCTTCTAATCTCATATTTGCGGCCAAAGCATCAGCAACAAGATCAACATCACCTCTTGCTAACAAAACTAAATCATCAATTTCTTCGAAAGAAAGAACGTCATTCATCTTTAATCTCGGACCTTCTGAAGAAATTATCATATTCCTAAAGCCTTTCTTTCTTCAGTAGTTAACTTAGATAAAGCCATCTTTTTTAACTGTTGTTTCTTCTTTTCGGCCTCAAGTCGTTCCATCCTCTCTTTGTCGATTTTTTGATGTTGTTCCCACCATTTCGTTAAATCTTTATCATTCTTAATGCTACTTTCAAAATCAATCACATTCTTATTATTCTGTAATACCCAACAAAGCAAACGTGAAACTCTATCAAGTTCGTTTTTGAGAGACATATATTCTGAATAATAACTATAATTTTCCATCCCACTATCACAAGGCATTTAATCTTCTCCTAACGACATCATCATAACAACGTTTGACCAGTCTCCGGGAATTTGATAGACAGGCTCAAATCCATACTTTTCATAAACTTCTGGCTTTCCTGTTGAAAGGATAATAGCCCTTCCACCTTTTTCTTTGACCAGTTCAACTCTCTTCTCGACCAGAGCACGACCAATACCTTGTTTTTGAAATTCAGGCAGAACAGCGTTCCAAGTAAACTCCCAAATATAACGGTTGGCATGAGTTTTCTTAACGCCAGCGAAGCCTTTAACTCCGGTACCATGAGCAAGAGCAACAAAATAAAAAGCTTCAGGATGTGTTATCTGATATCTGACCTCCTGAACGTCTATATTTGAAAAAGCTTTCTGAGCTACCTTAATACTGTATTCAAGGTGCCACCACTTTTCCATTGGGACTATTTCTACCATCAGCCTTGTTTCAAATTTTGATAGGTCATTGTCACACTCATAATAAAAACTAATGTAATAATACAAGCAACCCACGCTAACCACATAGGTCCATTAAAAAATCCAACAACAAAAGCTGGAAACGTTATAATTATAAAAAAAAATTGTACAAAGAAGCAGAAACTTAACGGTCCCAAACAGGACTTTCCAAATAGCTTCTGCTAATAATTTAAAATCAATCATAGAGTTCCCAATTTTACTTCTCGCCACCAAGTTACGAAACCAATAGTATGCAAGGCTGGAGCTAAAACTTCGATAAACTCGTCTTTTTCACAAATACCACTCGCATAAAGAAACCCAGGACGAACTTTTTCAAACTCCCACGTCTGCCACTCAACAAACACAGGTTTATTTTTCTGAAAATCCGTAAAATTTAAAGTATTTCCAGTTAAGGTATCCATTGTTTTAGGATATCATATGACTTAAATACTGTCAAGAACTGTTTTTTCTTGAATTGCGTTGCGGCGAGCTATTATTATTTCATCAAATTTTTTATCAAGTTGTCCTATGAAAAATCTACACCCCGAAGCATGATCAACAACACGATTATCAGCATAATTATACGTTCTAATAGTTTCGTTTGAAGGTTGACGATAAGGGGAATTTTTATTAAGTTCTTGAATAATCCAACCTTTAACTTTTTCTCCTAAACTTTGAAAGGCATTACGAAAGTTTGCTTGACGGGAGCGATCCCTTTGTCCAGTTGACTTTAACCTAGAAGGAATATGAGTGATGCGACAACAAGTCTGTACTTTGTTTCTGTTCTGACCTCCAGGACCAGTTCCAGAAAACCACTCAATCTTGAAATCTTTTTTTGTATAACAATATTTTTCAATACGTTCCATTTTATATAACACATCCAACAGAAACTATACCACCTTCTCCAGCACCAGCCGAACAAGCAAGTTCCTGGCTTCCTGTCGTCAAGTCTGAGGCTTCATATTCACTTAATCTAGACCAGTCAGCCTTTGGTGTTTTCTTAACCCAATCTTTATATTCATCTTCAGTCAAGTCAGCAAAAGGAGCTTGTTGATATGTATGATCACTATAAGGAAGGAAAGACACACCCGACACCCACTCGAAGTTTTCATAAACCCAAGCACCTACCTTCATCCACTCTTCTTCTTTAACAGAAACAGTAATTGATGGTTTGTGATCGGCCCAATATTTCTGATAAGTCAACCAAATGTTCAAGTGAGCAATCGCATCAAGATCATTTCGGAACAAAGAATTTTTTGGACTTTTAACAGGAAAATAAAATACATAATTATGATCAGGACGCATCTGATCGTCTTCATGATAGAAGCCTTGGTCGATCATCAACTGTGCCAACGGGTCTTTTTTATCAGAACGAACCGAACGCAAATAAAACGGAGCATGTCGTGGATGAATACCCGACGCCGAGTTAACTAATGTTGAAACAGTTCCCGAAGGTTTAACAGCAGTACAAGCGGTCGAAGCTGGTATACCAATCTTTTTTGCCATTTCCATATTAGTAGCAATAACGACCTTACGCATTTCTGTTAAGGCGTATTTCAATTTTTCTTCACCAAGCTGACCAGAAGTCAACTTATTATCCATGATGCCAGTTAAGGAAACACCAAGCAAACGTTCTTCTTCAGTATTATTCTTCCAACGAGTATTGATAAACCTGAAGTCGGTTAAAGTTGACTGCATCGTTCCAAAGACAGCAGCAATACGAACCTTTCTTTTTAGTTCATCTAGAGTGTCTGAAGCTCGTATAACAACTTCGGATAAATTACAGAACTGATCGGCTCGAAGATTGATTTCCGAACATGGATTACAACCAAACTCCTGATCAATATCTCTTAGAACGGCTTCTTCCCCAAACACACTATTACGAAACTCATTGGAACGACGAATAACATTCTTCGCAGCATAACGAGAAAAAATTCCACGTTCACCTGACTTAGAATCATAAAGAGCCTTCCACTCATTGAAGAAGGTATCCATCGGAGGCTGTTTGTCAGTATAAACTGCGGAGTTATTAGCAATTGAACGCCAAGGTGTCAGCTTCCACCATTGTCCATTTTTTGCCGAGCGCATTCGATCATCAGAAAGGTTCGACAAAGAAATAAGAGCCGAACGTCTTACTCCACCTGATACAACACACTCTCCAACAAAACAACAAATATCATGACATTGAAGAGAAGTTAGTTTTGTGCCAGCACCTTCTTTAAACTGTTCAACAAGGAACTTGAAAAGGCGTTCAAGTGGTTCGGGACCTGACGATCTTCCTCCAAAAGTTTTAAGTACTGCACCAGCGGGACGTAGTTTTGAAAGGTCCCACTTCGGAATAAGTCCTGTGTAGAGCAATGATATAAGTTCATTGACGGCTTTTGCCCAACCAAGTTTTGAATCAGCAACCACAATCGTTGTGTCAGTTGGATAAAGGTTTTCGGGTACTTCAGGTAATTTATTGACATACTGTCTTTCTACACTGAATCCAATACCTGTCCCGTTCATCAAAATATAAAGCATTTCAGCAAACGCTTTAGGATTATCAACAGGAATATAAGCACAGTTATAACCAGCAATATTTTCTTTAGCTAAAGCTTTGCCTGCGGTCATCAAACAACGCATCGAAGGCATAACCTCATGATTTAAAATTGCTGCTTCTAATTCTTTCTGGAGAGCAAAATCAAGATCAAATCCATGTTTTTCTTTTAAATGAACTTTGAAAAAATTAAAGTAACGTTCAACAGTTTCTCTCCATACCTCACGACGACCCTCTTCATGGATAAAACGTGAATATCTGCTTAAATAAATGTATTCCTGAAAATCAGTCTGGTTATTAGACACAAGTAGTTCTTCAGGAACCTGTAACATTTCCGTCTCCTTTTATTGATTTTAAAAAAAATAAACATCCTGAGTAAACCCAGGATGTTTTGGGTGTTGGTTTATTTATCCCCTAGGTTTGTTAGACCATCATAATATTTTTTTCAGCACACAACTTAGTAAGTTTTTCCATGAAGTAATCGAGGTAGTTTAAAGAAACAATACCAATATCCTCACATGTTTCAGCAAACGAAACAGCAATATCGTTTAATTCCTCATGCTCATACATTCTCTTGATCAAAAGTTCTTGATCACGAGCACGAGTAACATAATTGAAGTTATGTCCTGAATCCTTGAACAGATCAGTTACTTTAAGTTGGTTCAAAGTGTTGTCTCCTTAAAATACTGCTTCATGTGATCGATCATCAACCACTTGCCGTCTCGAACACCCATAGTATAGGCTTTAGAAAGGTCCATTAAAATTTTCTCAATCTCATCAGCAGCCTCTACAAGTAATCCACGAGACGTATATAATGCATCCGTTTTTGCTGCATTTCTGAGACGTTTTAACAAATTCTGAATATTACTCATTTTTCACACCAAACATATCAACAACTTCTTCAGCTAGTTTTTCTATTTGATAATCAGTAATTGTATACTCATAAGGACCATACATACGAATATTAGGACCAATACGAGTGTTCTTTTTTATTAAACCAATAACTTCGTTTATCTTTGTTCTCTTATCACAACAATTGCTAGTCATTCTTTCACCATTGGTAAGTACTGTGTTTTTAGTCGTGGATATCCGAAGATAACGTGGCGTTTCCAGACCCAACGTAACCAAGTAAGTTTTTTTCCCACCTTCATTGGTTTCCACACAAAATATGGTTTCCATAAAGAATCGTCATAGTACATGCGATCCTGAAATGTTTTAATTTTTTCCTGCATCGAGGTTCAACGTCATACACGCAATGGCTCCACCAGCCTTCTGAAATGTTGGTACCGGAACGGACTTCACAAAATAATTTCTTTTAAAAAGTTCTGAACTTAGTTCATCAGAAAAACCGTAAGGAAGTAAACATAATGATCTTGAAAAGGAAATACAGTTGGCAGCAAAAGCTAAGGCGTCCCTCTCTGATAAAATGATCCTATCTTTAGGAGCTACCAACTGTTCAATCATATCCAAAGCTGTTTCAGAAAATGCTTTTGGATAATACATCACCTCACCATTATACAAAATACTTAGAGCCAAGTCAAGATGATAAAAACGAGGATCAATCAGTTCAAAAGCCAAAACATTAACATCAAACAAATCAGAAATGGTTCTTTGTGAATGTTTTTCAGTTCTTTGTCCAAATCCCATCCAAAACAGTTTTCTTTTTTTATCCCAAATACAGTCACCGGCTCCTTCAAAATAAAGACGATCAGGAAAATCCATATAAGTT